ATTGGTAGGTATGCCATACACGCCATAAGAATTTGACGCAATGCTGGTTTGTATTGATAATGCGTCTCAATATCAGAAGGGGTTTCACATATGATGATTTTCTTCTTATTAAAAACTGATTTGGTTCCCACGAACTGTAAACCAGTTGCAGGATTACGCCCCCAAACAATAGCGGGTGCCCCATCTATCTTAAGTGACAGAATCAATGGTAATAAAAAAGCATCCAAAACAGATAGGTCACCTGTAAGGATGCTGTCTTCGGGGTGTTCGATGTGAAGGTTTTTAGTCATAAAAACGAATGTAAAAAAATGGATTGTGAAAGGGGAGAGCAATTAAGCGATTCGTTCCCTTCCACTTCTTTAATATACCAATAAAAAACCCCCGTTAGGGGGTTTAGTGGACAGTTTGAGGAATGGCTGGTTAGGCGACTTCTAAATGATTTGCATCAACTAAAATCATGCCGTCCCAAAAATCCTTTACATCCTCACGGAATGAAACGAACCACTCAAACTGTTTTTGAAAAATGCCACATCCAGGTTTTACTTCCTGGAGAATTGCGTTTAACCTTGACTTGGTTGTGGGTGTTTGCCAACCGCATGAACTAAGTTTGATTGCCTTGAGTTCATGGTCGAAGGTTGCAATTCTGTTACCATGTAGGAAAACTGTTGAACAGTTGGTTGATTCATTGAATTCAACCGTAGTGTTTGACTTTGCCCAGTTTGCTTTATTTGAAAGAGCGAAATTCATTTGCTTTTCAATTTGACGCATGAGTGAAATCCTTTGGTACTCTTTAATAATACATGAAAAAAGCACCCTGTGGGGTGCTGGTGTGTCAGTTTGTAGAGTGTCCTACTTTGTGACTAATTCCACTAACTGAGTGTAGTGTGG